ATTATATAAAGTATTTTTCCAATCTTTTTTTACATCAACACTTCCTAATGCTCGATAACTTCGTGTTAAATATTCTCCTATATTAGAAGCCACTGCTTGAATAAATGGTTCATTGTGAGCTTGTGCTAATGGATTTTTCATTAATGTTTCACTTAAATTATCTACATGTGATCTTACTTTGTTTACGGTTTCTAATAGTTCTTGTGGAATTTTAGTAGCGTCTTTTAAATTTTTTGGAGCTGTAAGATAATCATAAATTGATTCCATAATTTCTTCTCGTTTTTTTATACCAACATCATCTAATGCTCCTCCCAAAGGTTGAACAAGATCTTGCACATCATTTTCTAATTGTCTTACTAAATCATTAGCTGTTGTTAACGCTTCACGTTGTTCACCTATTCTTTTTCTATAAGCATCAAACATCTTAGGAGTTTGAACTCCTCTTGCACGCAAAGGAGCTAAAATTTTATTATCGAAATATCGTAAAATATTATTTGAACTAAATTGAAATCCATCATTTAACTGTAAAACTTGAGGTATTTTTCTACCTGTTTTTACTGATCTTTTTTTTGTAAGTCCTGAAACAGGATCAACAAAATCTTCTAGTTTAGTTTCATCAACCATACGAGTTACACGATCAGGTCCACCCGTACTTCTAGTAATTATTCCTTTGGCTGTGGGAATAGCTTTTTGCCAAGCAAATTTAATAAAAGGAATTATTGCTTTTTCAAATAATCCAAAACCCGAAGCTCCTTCTAAACCAAACTTAAATCTATTTTCTAAATTTCTTAGTGCTTCTCTTCTGCCCTTTTCTCCTTGTGAGTCTCTTTGTTCTGTTAAACCAAACCCCATCATATCTCCAAGAGTTCCTAAGTCTTCTGTTTTTGCTGCAAGTTCTGCACCACCAACCGCAGCCATACGAGTAAGAGTAGGCATTCTTGCTGCTGTTTTTGAAAGAGTCCCTAAATTTTTTGCTTTAATTAAAACGTTGGCGCCTTTTAAAGCTATACCTCCAGGCACACCTAGTTGAGTTAAAATTTCTGTTACCTTACCTGTCCAACGGTCATCAGCGACATCTTCCATTTTATTTAAAAAATCATTATCATCAAAAGCTTTTTCTACTTTGTCAGTAAGTTCTGTTCCTACCCCTAGATCTATTAATGTTGTACCGAGGGTCGTGATTCCTTCTGCAGCTTTACCTACTCCAGATACAACACCAGCTCCTGCGGATGCCATATATCCTGCTCGGTCATCATCTACTCCTAAATGTTTTTTTATTTTAGCCATGGCTTCTTCATTAGATAAACCATCTGGCAGGCTATATTCTTGCCCTTGATATGTATAAAGTTGAGCCATTTACTCTCCTAGTCTAATGATATGACTTCTTTTTTTTCTTCTACCATTTCTTTTTGAGATCCCCCTTGTCCAGAAATTTGTGCCCAAACTGCTTCTGCTATTTCTGTAGCTTTTTCTACTGTATAAGGTTCGCCGGTATTAATATCTTGTTTAGTTACAAGACTAGGAACTACAGTAGATAAGAATTCTTTTCTACTTGTTGTTCCCCCTGCTTTAGCCATATTAACTAAATCTTCTTGATCGATTGTAAGATTACCATCAGCTCCAGTAAACATAGTAGTTAATGTAGATAAATTTCGTTGAAAAGTTGTACCCTCTGGATCAGCTTCTGCGGCTCTATCTAATGCTGCTTGTTCTGCTTTAATACCTGCTTCCACTCCTGCCATTTTAATTTTATCTGCTCTGTCTTTAGCAGCCATACCTATAGCTGTAAAAGTTTTTAAAGGATCTTTAGCAGACCTAGCAATCTTATCCATAAAGTTACCACCTCTTGCACTAGCTAAATTTAATCCAAATTCTGTTAAAGCTGCAAAGCCTCCTGATCTAACTTGATCTTTTCCATCTCCTAAATATTTTTCAAAAATGTCTATTCGTTCCTTAATGAGGTCATCTAAAGTTCCTTTTTTAATTTCTTTCTCTATTTTATTTGCGTCTGGTTGTGCTTTATCTTTTTCAATTGCTGTAAACTTTTCAGTTTCTTCAATTGTGCTACCCGCTGCGCCACCTTCAGTGCCTGATTTAATTACTTTTTCTTTTTCTTCTATAACTTCTTCAGAATCTTTTGCACCTATAGCATCGGATAAAGTTTTATAACCAAGAAGACTTGCTCCTGTAGCTAATGTTGATTTAATAGGAGAAATAAATGCTCCTGGATTAAAAGCGCCATACGGTACAGGTGCTTTTGAAGAAGCAAGAGGAAGTACTTCTTTAATTCCTGCCCCACTTGGTGGAGTTGTACCTGTTTTACTTCCTCTAAAAATAGTAGGAAGTTTACTTTTAATTAGTGCAGGAAGATTTTTTATTTTAGGATATATTTTTTTACCACCTTGAATTAAATAAGGAAGACCATTTTTTCCTACATACAAAGCACCTTGACCTGTCATTGTTATTAATTTTCCTGTCATTGCATACTGCACTGGTTTAATAGTGCCATCTTTCATCTTAGCAAACATAGGTCTGTTTAAAACTTTTTGTTTTGATCTTTGTATATTATTTAAACCCATTTTAATTACCCATGAATCCTGAGAAACCACCGCCTTGTCCGAATTGACCCATTGCTCCTAGTCCTGCAATACCAAGTCCTAGTGCTTGTGCAAATGGATTAGTTTGTGGTTGAGTTGTGTAACTAATTTGTCCACTTGGAACCCCTCGTAAAATATCACTAGCAAATCCAAGTCTATTAAACGGTTCACGTTGTGCCATTAGTTGTTGTTGTCTTTGTGCTTCTAACATTCCTTGTCCAAGTTGTTGTTGCATACCACCTACACCTAGTAGAGATTGTATATCTTGTTGTCCTAGTTGTGAACTTAAAGCCCCAAGTCCTGCTCGTTGTTTAGCAAGACCAGCTAATCCTTGGCCTGCCATTAATTGTCTTTTCTGTTGATCAGCAAATGAACCTAATGCTGCACCTTGTGCTTGCTGATAGTTTCGTGACATATCTTCAAAGATACGTCTTGATTTAATGTCTTGTAAATTTCTTCCTAATTCTGCTTCTTGAACCCCGTATCGTGAACCACCAAACACGCCACCTTTAACAGCTTGTCCTGCCAATTTGTTTTGTGCCATTGCTCCTTGACGATCATATTCTTGTAAAGCTTGTTGCGTTACTTGTTGTTGGTATGGGTCCATAAATGCTTGCGCACTTTTAGGATCATACGCTTGTGCGCCACCTAAATAGTTAGCACCAGCTATACCTAAATCTGTTCCTGCTTGTTGTAAGTAAGGTGCATAAGAACCAATACCACTTGAAGCTAATTGAAAAGCTTGTTGTTGTTCAGGCGTAAACCCTGCAAATTGAAACCCTGGTATAGCTTGAGATATTCCCGCTCTACCAAACTTTCGTAAGTTAAAAGCTTCATCACTTTCCCCTGGATTTTTTGTAGCATTTGGATCTCCAAATACAGATGCTAATAATTGTTCTGTTCTTTTTTCTATATAAGGGGGTTGTCTTACAACAGATGTTTGCACGTCAGCCATTATGTTCTTTCTCCATAATTATCTTGTATACTATAAAGGAACTTTGATCCTCTGTCTCTCTCATCTTCTTTTCCTTTTGCTCCCATTGCTGCACCTAGTCCTCGAACTGTTCTTGCATTAATAACAAATTCGCCATCACTTAACATCGCTGGTACTTCATCACTAGTCTCGGTTCCTGGTCCTGCTATCTTACCGTTCTTACGAGGAAAATCTCCACCATCAGCATAGCCCATCATTCCTGGTGCCATTTTTTCAAATTCTAAATTTTTCATAATACGATCATCTATATTATCACTTGCTGTTAAAGATTCTACATCGCCATTAATATAATTAAAACCACCATTTCTAAATGAAGCTAATCCTCCATTAGCATACCCACTAAAACGAGGACCATATTGAGAGAATGGTATTAATTGAGGAGGTGCAATAGTTGCTTGTCCTAAATCTCTTAAAGGATTTTGTGTTCCGTATATATCTTCAAAAGTAATTTTTTCTTCTTCCTCACCAAATCCACCTAAAGCTCCTGCTCCTAGTGCTCCTACAAGAGCAGACTTAATAGGATTAGCTTTTATATATCCTAAACCTTTTTGTAATAAACTTTGCTTTGCTATTGGACTCCCAGCTAAATTACCTACGCCACTTTTCATCATACTATCAGCAGCTAATTTTCTTTGGGCAATACCTTGCGGTAAACCTGCTGTTGCAGCTTTCCCACCTAAACCAAAGTTAGAACCAAATTGACTTAATGAACCTAAACCTTTACCACCTGGCATTCCTAAGAAACTTTTTGCTCCATATCCCATAGCTCCGGCAATGGCAGCATTTCTTAATGCCTCTTCAGGGCTTCTGCCCCCAGCTAAACTTCCTAATCCACTACCGATACTAGCGCCCATTGGTCCACCTAAAGCAAAACCAATACCTCCGCCTATTATAGGTGCTGCTTTCTTAGCAGCTTTAAATATCTTCTTTAGCATGTTCTCCTTCTGCAAATCATGATTGTCGAATTGTGCAAGGAGGCTATGGCCTTGTATTTTGAAATGAGCCTATTTAATCGTATAATTATAGGTGTTTTTGATGTAATGTGCAATGACAATTTAATAATGGTAGATATAAATAAAGTACCGATGGTCCGTGTAACGTGGTTAGATGCTCGTGATATGGAAACAGGATGGCTTTCAGAAAAAGAAATTGTAGAAGCCCCTTTAGCTAAATGCCAAGAAGTAGGGTGGTTAATGGCTAATAACAAAGAAAAAATAGTAGTAATGCGTTCATGGTGCATTGATAAAGATGATAATCATGGAGGTGGAGCTATTGCTATACCTAAAGGTTGGGTAACTAAAATAGAATACTTAGGAGTTGAATATGGAGAAAGAAGCGACGATCAATAGTTTATTTGGTGAAACTATTTACTTTACACACATAATAAACAATAATGAAAATACAACAAAACATATTGAATCTTTTGTAAAAGAAAAACCAGGAAGAACAGCAGCAACAACTGATGTTAAAGGTAACACACACTTTACTGATTTAGAAGAAGCTAAGGATAACTTACATAAAGATAAAAAATATAATAAATTGTTTAAAGAAATAGGAACAAACATTAACGCTTTTTTAACAGCTAAAGGATATAGTAATGATAAATTTGATGCTCACATAACTAAAGCTTGGGCTACTTACACAGTAAAAAATCAACACATTGCTAGTCATAAACACACGGCTAGTCATTTTAGTTTTGTATATTATGTGCGTAATGATGACATGGGTAACATACGATTTGAAAAAGAATTAGCTGCACAAACAGGATTGTTTATTCCACCTACTGATCAATACATTGTTAATTGGAATCAGTTTAATTTTTCTAGTTATATATTTCCTGTAAAGACAGGAAATTTTATTATTTTCCCTAGTGGCTTGCTACACTACACGGAAGTAAATACAAAAGAACAAGCAAGAATAAGTATAAGTGGGGACATATTACTTACAATGAAACCCGGGGTAAAGACAGAACACTGTATACCTCATCCAAATGGCTGGGATACTATTTCAAATTAATTGTCAAGAAAACAATTATAAAAAGATTACTTGATAATTATGACAGACGTGTTTAAATTAGATCTCACCCAAAAAATTAAATCACAGGAGATATTATGGAAAATCAAGAAGTATTGAAAGCTATAGCTGTCCTCGCAGATAAGGTGAGCCACTATCATGAACGTTTATTAGCATTAGAAAGAGATCACAAAAAACACACAGACGGATGTTCGTGTCATAAAGAATCTAAAGAAATAGCTCAAGGACCTGGTTATCCTAGTATAGGTAGACCTTTAACAGAAGACGAAAGATTATTTGTTCAAGAAAACATGGCTAAACATAAGGCAGCAGCTAATGGATCCTAATTGTCCTACATGTGGTTGTGAAAAAGAAAAATGTATCTGTGATGACTTCTGTGAAAACTGCGGTGCTTAATCTTTAGGATTTTTAGTTTTTCCAAATACATCTGGTAACTTAGTTACCTTAATCATTATATTTGTTTCAATATCGTCCTCAGTAGTGTCGGTTCTTTTATTAGCAACATCTAATTTTGCTTCTTCTTCAGAGCTATAATCAGCTCCTGTTTTTTTATTTTTAACTTCTCGGTGAACTTCTGGTGTAAGAATAGGTATATCTTCACCATTAATATTTTGTACTCCAACTTGCTTTGAGTCTTGTATTTTTTTAAATACCATTATGTTATCTCCATATAATTAATTAAAATTTTAACACCGGCGCCTGTTAATTTTATTTGATCCGCTTGTTCCAAATTAACTGTAACAAGTTTTTCAACTTCAGTTGCATCTGATAAACTATCTTTGTATAGCTCTACTTCTAAACTACTATTACTTGAGTCTAACATTGTAACTGTAGTTGCTACAGCACCACCTGATTGATTAGATAAGTAAATACTTTTTAGTATGGTAGTTGTAGGTAATATAGGAGGTTGCGAATTTTGATCCGCAGTTGGAACAGTGTATACGGTTCCTGTTCCCTGTAAGGTAGAGCTTTTAAATAAATCAGCCAAGGAACCACGTCCTTGCTGTTGATTCGTCTTTTATATCTTGTTGATAACCAAAATTTAATTGTTGTACTATTTGCTCTAGCAACCGTGTAAGTATATCAATTACAGTAGGTTGATATTCAGGTGTTGCTTGAGGAAATCGTGTTGTTGTTATTTTTGCCATTATCTGCCTCCATCTGGTTGAACATCAAGTCTAAGTGTTCCGTATCGCCATTTATCACCTACAGCATTACTGTCAATACGAATATTTGCTTGTCTTCCCCTACCTCTTATATCAAATTTTTCTGTAGTAGGCACTACAGTTCTTGTTACTGAAGTAGTAGTAGTTGAACTAGGATAAGTTTTAAAGTTAATTTTAAGATCAACGGATCCAGTCAAATCTTTAAAGTTAGGTATACCTCTTCCTATATGTAAGAATGGTTGACCGTCTGCAATGTCAAAATCCCCTGATTCAATAAATGCATTTATAGCCGTTGTAACATTATCATTACCTGTTTCATGTTGATAAAGGGTTGTTGCTCCTGCTGTTAAACCATTAATAACATTATTGTTTGCAGTAGCTGTTGTAGAATATTCTGTGGCATATGGTTTTTGATACACACCATAATCAAGCCACGTTGTTCTAGCTAAACTACCGGTTGACCAACAATTTTCTAAATAATTATATGTTACATATCTATCAATTTGCGTTGCATTATTTGATGTATAAAACCAAGTTACTTCATTAAATTCAGAATTAACAGCAGCAAAAGTTTCAGGTTGATTTGTAATACTAAAATCTTCAAACACATAATCTTGAACACTACAAGGCATTTTAGCAATAGCACCATCAAATTTATAAAAAGAATTTTGAGACATCCAAAAAGCTGTACCGTTTACATCTACAGCAGAATGTAATGAAACGGCTCCACAGTTTGCACCGATCTGAGTTAAGTTAAATGTAAAAGGTGCACCAACAAATTGTAATGCATTGAGAGATGTATCTGTCCAAACAAGAACAGCATTACGAGATCTAACGGCTGTTACAATTTTAGAACCATCTTGTATTCTATAAGAGCCTGCCGTGTTTGTAGCAGTTGGTGACCAGGTATTATAATCTTCTTGAGAAGCAAAACGTAAAAATAAATCATCTTGTGTATTACTATTACCTATAGTTGTTTCTGTGCCGAATAAAAATACATGACGATCAGGCATAGATACTAAATTAAATCGTGAAACTGTAGGTGCATTAGAAATAACTGCTGCTGGCGTTCCTGTTCCTACAGAAGTATCCCATCTAAAAGTATTTCCATTATTAACAGTAGCTAATAGATCCTCACCAAAATTATCAAAAGACCAATTACGTCCATCAATTGTTACGTTAGAAGTAGAACGAGCCGTGCCCCATGCTTCTTTACCCCATTGCCAAGTACCCCAACCATAACCATACTGAGAAACAGCAGTTCCTACAGAAATTTGATAAGTAGCTGTGGCTGTTTCACTTGATGTTCCTGTGCTTGTAGCAGCAGTTGCTGTAGTAATTGTGTAAGTATTAGCATCGGGAACAGTTAATATTTGATATTCTGCATCCATCGTTGCTGCAGGTATTCCATTTACAGCTCCTGATGTTGAAGAAATTGTTACAAAATCTCCTACATCAGCGCCATGACTTGGATCAGTTACTGTAACACTTGTACTAGAAAAAGTTTCAAAACCTGTAATAGATCCTGTAGCTCTAACTGGTGTAATGTCATATGCTACACCTTCTGTGTAAATATATAATTTTCTATCTGTTCCGATGGCCGTGTATCGTACACCGTTAAGATCGGTCCATGCATGCATATCTCGTGCAACACCAACCAATGTGTTTTGAATAAGTTTAATCCACCCACCAATTTTTTCTGGTAACCCATATCTAAAACGTACAAAATCAGAATCAGTCCAACGACCTGCTGCACCATATTCTGTGTCTTGTTTATCTATTCCTGGGGCAAAAGCTATTTTAGTAAGAGGCATTATGCAATCCTTATAAATCTATATTTCATTTCACCAGCACCGCCATCAGCACCAGAAGATTGAGGTTGTCCACCTCCACCTCCACCGCCAGAACCTTGAGCTCCTACTCCCGCTGTTACTCCTGCAGGACCACCAGAACCTCCAGGTACATTACCAGCGTAAGAAGCCGCTCCAGCGCCACCAGTTTGTTGACAGTTATCGCCTCCACAATTTGCTCCCGTTACACCTGCAACCCCATCACCGCCTTGATTAAAACTTCCAACTTCTCCTGTATTAAAAGTTGTAATATTTACTCCATCAACAGTAGTTCCTGTTGATAAAGAAGTTCCTAAAGTAGCTACTCCTCCAGAACTTGGGTTATTAGAACGAAGAGGTCCTTGTACTCCTCCACCTGTTCCTGATCCACCAGCTCCTCCAGCTAAAGAAAATATGTCTCCAGTACTTGCACCTGTTAAACTTGTTAATGTTCCACTTCCAGCAGTTGAATTATATGAGCTACCACCAGATTTTGCACCTGCAGATCCTACAACAGCTGTTAAAAGTTCTCCACCTACAACAGTATAAACTTTATCGGAAATATAAGCACCTGATCCACCACCTGTTCCGCCTGATTCTCCACCAGCTTTATCATACTCAGCTCCTACAACTCCACCAGCTCCTCCACCTACAGCTTGTTGTATGTGAATAGCATTAGCATTTGCTGGAACGTTAAAGTTTGTTGTTCCTGCTCCTGCTGTTGTAAAACTTCCTGGTGTATCAAATAAAGTAAAAACAGTTCGCCATGAACCGCCATCTTTTACATAAGCATTTGTAATTGTTTTATTAGTAAATGAAGTAGCATCTCTCACATACATTTGTGAGCCAGCGTCAGAACTTATTTCCCTCCAAGTACCACCTGATTTAACGTAAGTTGGCATGAGGCATTATGTATATTTGTACCAAATATCTCCATCAGATCCACCACTAGGTCCTGACGTACTTACTGTTCGTGTTCCGTTAGCATTGGTTCCTGCTGTAGCAGAAATAAAAGCTTGTACATCACTGCCTATTGCAACACCTAGATTTGTTCTAGAAGTGGCTGCAACAGCAACATCACTAAGGTTATCCGCTTCTTGCAGTACACCTGTAACAGCAGTACCTGAGAATTTATATCTAATTGATTCATAAGTTGCCATTTTATTTCTCCATTAATTTCCAACCATAAGTTGCACCTGAATACACTAACGCAAAAGCTGCATCTTCGGTTGCTACTGTTAAATCTGCTGTAGCTCCATTAATTTTTAAACTATTTCTTCCTACTGTTAAATTATGAGTATCAAAAGAACTAGCTAAATCTACAAACCTTACTTCGTCTCCTGTAGAAGGAGCGGCAGGTAAAGTAATTGTAAATGCTCCACTAGAAGTATCAGCAAAAATTTTATCTCCACTTAAAGCTGTGTATGTAGTAGTTTTTGTTATCCATGTTCCACCAGATGTTTGTAATTCATACCAGTTAGTTCCATCGGTAGCTAGGAATACACTTGTCTGAGGGTTTATAACATAAGTATTTCCAGCAGCTCCTAATCTAGCAGTAACTGTATATGTTGTGCTAGCGTTTCGTAAAAAATACATTTTTTCTTTTGCTGTAAATTGAACAACATGATTGGCTGCTGCATTTGTAAATATAATAGCTGCTTGTCTGTTTTCGTTGTCTGCTTGTGTAGCAGGACCATTCGTATCTGTTAAAACTGTAGTAGTTCCAGATGATATATTTTTTGTATATACACCTGCAATAGCTTGTTCGAGAGATTGAGAAAAGTTATTATTGGTAGTTGTACCCCAAGCATTTGCTTGATCTCCTATTCCTATTAACTCTATTTGTAGTCTGGTTGAATATGTTGACATAATTTACCTAAGCTGCATCTTGCCATGTATTAGTAGCACTATCATCCACATTTGTCCAAGCATTTGTGGCGGCATCGTTTACATCTGACCATGTATTAGTAGCACTATCATCTACCACTGTCCATGCATAAACCGCAGCATCCCCTAGTGTTAGAGCAGTGGCTAAACCAGAAACTGCAGGCGTAACATTAACTTGAATGGTAGCACTACCTAAATCTGTAGAAACAATATTACCACTCGGAAGGGCTGTAGAATTAGCAACAACTACCTCTGAGCCGGTGACCGAGGTCATTGATTCACCAGTAATTACAACCGTGCTGTGAGCTATGACTGTCGGAGTACCTGTAGTAGATTGAAGCTCAGTTAAAGCAGAAACTGGAACTGGTGTTACCGCATCAACTGTTACTGTAGCTGCAGTTGCACTTAATTCACTTAAAGCAGAAACACTAACATTAGC